CAGGCCACAAAGGAAACGTCGGAAACCGTTTCTGAGCGACTAGCGAGCGATGATAATACGGACCAGGCCGCGTGGGTTGTAGGCTCCGATTGCCAGCTGCTCGAACATGCTGAATCCAATCGTACGTTCTTCGTTGTTGTCAGCCGACAGAACAGTCAGCTCAGTTCGAACCGGGATGCGTCCAAAGTGCTCAGGCTCGCAGCAGCAATAGACAACACCAGCGGGAACGAGACGCGAAACGATGAACTGAGCATTCCACCCAGTGCTCATCATGCCGGTCTTCCAGAGCGTGGCTTGACTCTCGATATCAAGCACGTCACGACCGAACTTGCGGATATCCGCGTAGTCACGGGCGTTCATGTAAACTCGGGCAACCCGGAGGTCCTGAGTCTCGATCTCAGCAAACGCGTCAGCAAGGATTGCCGGCGAAAGCGGAGCAGTCACAGGAATGTCAGGGTTCAAACCACCGGGCAACGAGTCGAACCCGTTGATCGCGATGGCGTCCATGATGGAGAAGACGCGGTCGTCTTCAGCAGCCTGAACCTGAGCCTTGCCAAGATCCTGCATACGCTTCAAGAGATCGTAGCGGCGCTCCTTGACCTGAGAGATGGGCGCCTTCGGGAGGGCCGCTATCTCGAAGAGCTCAAAGATGACGCGCCGAGGCCTCGTAACAGCCATGATCGACTCGCCCTCTTCACCTATGACATAGGCCGTAACATCCGGATCCTTGTCGTAGATGGCTTGCGCGCCGTCAGGCAGCTGCTCGACCAAGAACGTCTTGCGGCCGACGCTCGAATAGTCACGGCGATCTCGAAGAGACTGAATCATGGAGCTAGCGAGCCGACGACGGCCAGCGTTCGTTCCAATGAGCCTCTCTACCTGTTTCTCCTTGAGAGCGGTATCCACAACCTGGATACCGTATTGATTAGTAGGCATTTTCCTAGTCCTTTCTTGTTCTTCTTAACTCTCTAGAGAGTGAAAAGGTTGAAGAACATCTCCGTGCTAACTGCGTCAGAGGGGGCTAGGACCACTCCCAAGCGAGTGACATCCGGCTCAATAGCAGCGCCTGCAGTACCGCTACCAGAAGCCGCGACGTTAATCCACTGTGCCTCATACGAGTCCTGCCAACGGCTGGTCAACAGACCGTTAACACTGGCGTAGAGGAAACACCCAATGGGATAAGCGAGATTGGCACCAACCGTGCCGCCACCAGTGGTGGTCTGAACCTGCGTCTCGTAAATCTTGTCTCCGCAAGACCCACCACGAAGGTAAGGACACTTGCCAGAGCCGATTGCAGGGGCGTTCTCATTGAGATTGCCAAGCGCATCATTGATGAAGAGACCGAGAGGACGGGTGTACGGAACGTAAGCTCCGGAAACCAGAACCGCCCCACCAACAGTATTCTCGCCGACGTCGGGTCGGGAGAATGCAACCGATCTACCGAGAACGCCACGCTTGACGTTGATCGGAATCGTGGTTGACTTTGCAGAGGTTGTCGTAACAACGTTTGGATTGTTCTGCGTAAATCCATCCGGACTCAGGACCGCTTCAGAGTCCTTGATCACAGAATACAGGATACGCAGTGCGCCTTGATTCAGGAGATAATCCCCCGAAGACTGACCACCTATCGAACCCATTGACTACTCCAGCTCTCGACAGTCAATCCTAACACGTGTCTTAAAGACTCCGCCCAGAAAGGTTTTCAGTCCAGGACCTTAATCCTGCGAAAAACGTCTGTCTGAACTTCTTCTTCTCAACCGCCTTTAGTAGTAACCACCGTGCTTGAACATTATCTTTGTATGTTTATTCAGTTTAAAGTGTGAACAGAAACCCCATGACTGGTAGTCTCTGTTCACACCTAGTTCTTTTTAGGGATGATCCCAGATCGAAGCGAGAATCTCATCATCGCTTACCACACGGCCAACCTGAACCGCGCCAAGTTTCTTAGCACCCTTGACAGAAGCCGTGCGACCGATCGAAGAGAAACCTCCCTCACGAGCTGACTGTTCCATCTGAGCAGCGCGAATTTCACGTTGCGCAATAACGTCGGGATGATCACTGAAAATCGAGTCCAGTGACTCATCAGACGCCTGATGGGCAGTAGGATCTTCCTCGTCATCATCATCAAAAGAAATCTTAGTCTCGCTAGCCGCCATGACAGGCGTGGCGGGAACAGCAGGAGAGACCGTGGCGCCAGGAGCAGCGGTGAACAGCTCTTCAAGCTCTTCACAGCCCGTGGCTACGGGAGCAGGAGGGGCCGGAGGGGCCGCCTGAGCCTTGGGGTTGTTCAGAAGCTCTTCAAGAAGCTTCGCGTCTTCAGGACACAAAGCTTGCTGCTCTTCCTGTGCAACCGGACCGACTTCCTGTGCAGTCTGTTCCTCCTCTTCTTCCTCTTCCTCTTCCTCTTCCTCCTGGGCCTGTTGCTCTTGCTGAGCCTGTTGCTCTTGCTGAGCCTGGTGAGCGCCTTCCTCTTGCTCCTCTTGCTCCTGAGCAACCCTAGCAGCGGCAACAAACTTCAGAATTGCCTTAAGCGTGGGGTCGTCTATGCTGGCAAGAACAGAGCCGAGACTGGTGACATTCGACTCGTTAGCAGCACCGCCAAGAATCCGGCTTGCGAGCTTCGCGCAAGCAAAGGACCTCTTATAAAGAGCATCCTTAGGAAGAGACTTCGGGGAAGCCGCCTCAAGGTTCTCAAGAGTTGAAGCAAGTGCCCTGTTCGGAAGAGACATCAGGTTAATAGCCGTCTGCTCAACCAACTGATCATTGGTGGTTCGCAGAAGAGCACGAGCAACACGCTCGGCCGCCAAAGCCTTACGCTCTGCAGAAAGCTTGGCGTTGTCGTACTTGCCGGTCCCGTGCCAATGATCAGCATCCTTATGCTTGTAGGTATCACTGCGGAACTCACCAAGACCGATCTCATTCCGCTTAACATGTCCCGCTTCATACTCGTCATTGACGGGCGCCTTGTCAGCGGGCACGGGAGTCTCAGCCCATTCATCCGGGCTGCCGTTCATGTAATCAACAGCACTAGGCTGATGGTGCTCTTGATTCATATTGTAGATATCCGCGGTCCGCGTGGTAGCAGCCGAGCGCTGCTGCGCGTGTTGCGGAGTCTCGC